ACTTCTTTGAAGGCTTTGACAAACGTACACCTTATGACAAATCACTTTATGCCAGACAGCAAGAGATAGATGCCGAGTTAGATACATGGGCCGATAACATGGGCTCAACTGCTATACTTGATATGGGCGCTAACCCAGGCTTAATCTCTCATTTCATGAAGCAAGGCATAATTGATTTAGCAAAAGCAAAGCATGTTTCTACAAAGCCGATTAATAAGAATGATTATGCAACAGTGGCTAAGAACATCGGCATCAAGGTATGTCTTGATACAGAACGCGACACACAAATATCTTTGAGGCCTAAAGAAGTTGATGAGTTTGTTGGCACATGGTCAGTGCTTGGGCTTGTAGAAGAAGGTACTTCACCTGTTGAAATGGGATTTGGCACACATGAAGATAAGCTGCCTGAGCATGCAACAGTGCCTGATAAAGGGCCGAAGAATCAGATCTTTATTTCACAAATGGGAATGAATACGTTGATGAGAGGTTTTGTGCCGGCAGATCCTAAGGTGAAGCCTGATAAGGGTATCAAGCGTGTAGATGCAGAGGGTTATGAGATTGTGGGCTGTAATATCAGACACGGTGAATCGTACACAATGTCAAAGTTCTTGACGACTGAAGATGGTAAATATCGACCTACTATTTACTATTGTTACATGCCTTGTGATTCTACTGTAGCATCAATGAGAGAGTTTGCTGCAAATAATTATTGTAATGATAATGACAGAAAGCCATTACGTCAGCGCATTATTTATGAGAATGATATCATCTCAGGTTCTGACACACTTGGCATTATGCTAGGAGGCTATGATGATGAACATATTTGGTGGTGTGGGACGTCGCTCAATATTGAAGATGCGCGTATTCTTGCACCACTTCAGAATGCTACTACAATTCAAGTTGCCATTGGTCTTGTCGCAGGTATTTGTTGGATGTTGGAGAATCCTAAAAAAGGTGTATGCAGGCCCGAAGACTTAGATACGGATTTTGTGTTGTTGATAGCCAAGCCGTATTTGGGCTCATTCATAAGCCGCGAGTTCGAATGGGACCCGGGAAAGAATTTCTTGAATTCTTATGAAGAAAGAACTGACAGTCAAATTGATAAAAGTAATTTGTGGGCCTTTAGGAACTTTCAGTTTAAACCGACGTAAAGAATTGAATATTTTTTTATAATCCCAGTAATCATGAAAAAAGGAGCACAAATGTTACATAATCGTCTTTCACAAGATTCTTTGAATACAATGCGTCCGCCAACGGCATCTATTGACGGAGTTGCTATCACTGCCGGTTTAGGCTCAGCCCATTCATGGCTTCCAGTTCACAATGGATCTGCTGTTCTTACTTGTAAAGGTGCTTCTCTTCGTACTGGCGGTACTGCAGGCTTTCTTGCTGTTCATTTGATTGATGATGCAGCAGGTGTCTGGTATCTCATTAGTTTAGTACCTGGTGCTGCAGTGTCTTATTTTGAGTTCGATTTAGTTGGTGATTCAAACAATGGCACAACTGTAACGTTAGATGCCAAAGTTCAGATATATCCAGAATATTATGCAATAACGAACGATATCGCTTAACCCAAACACAAAAGGGGCAAAAAATGATTTTCCCAAAAGGTTCGAGTTTTACTGGTGCTTCTGATGGCACAAGCAATGTATACGCTGATGTTGCTGATTTGACAATCACACAATATACTACATCAGGTTCAATCTATTCACCGACAAATCTTGGCAATTGCCCAAATGGTCTAGCATTTTTGAATGCAGGCAGTGGCTTGTCAATGTCATTAGTTCAGCCTGAATCGGGTGGATTAGGAATCGGTAATGATGGGCTAACACTTGTCATAATCGCACAGACATCTCAGACACATTCAGTAACATGTGGCAGCAATGATTCAGCGCTTGGTGGATTCAATGGTGGTGGATGTGAGACTATATCTTTTACCACTAAGGGCCAAAGTGCAGTGCTTAAAGCATTTGGCGGATATTGGTGGACGGTAAGTTTGCTCGGTTGCACAATTGGTTAATTGACAATAGTAAATGAGACAAAAAGGTATTTAGTAGGATTCACTTTAACGCAAGGAGACAGGTATCATGGCACAGTTTAAGACAGTAGAAGAAGCAGAACTTGCTTTAGCCGATGAACAGAGGGGTCGTAATACAGATCAGCGAGACATGAAGATGTTTAAGACTGGTTTTGTGATGTTGAAGAAATTTCTTGAAGATAAGGGCTTCAACATTGCAAGTGATACAACGACCGAAGCACTTGAAGAACAATGGACAGGCACTGCAGGTAAAAGCATTTCAGAAGCTGCAACGGCTACAAAAAAGATTGATGAACTTACAAAGAAGTTTGCAGCTCTTCAAGCAGAAAAAGATGAAGCAGTTGCAACAGCTACTAACCGAGAGATTGAGGGAGAACTTAAGAAAGGTCTTTCTGATGTTATCGGTTCTGATGATGTAGCTGCATTGTGGGTTGCCACAAAGCAAGTAAAGAAAGATGGAGATAAGTTTTATAGAGTTGTTAATGGTAAGGACGTGCCGTTGACAGATGCTCTAGCAGAATATAAGAAAGCAAATCCTGATCGTGTCAAGTCTAGTCAGTCATCAGGTGGTGGATCATCTAATTCACAGCAGCCAAGTGGAGCAGCAGCGACAAAGTTGAAGAAGTCAGAGTTTAATAAAATGGATAATGCAGCAAAACAAGATTTCTTTGCTAAAGGTGGCGAAGTTCAAAAGGATGACTGATGAAAAGGTGGGAGCAACAACGACTCCATAAGACAGAAGCAGCAAAGGCCTATGGCAAAGTCATGCTTCAGAAAGTGGCTGAAGATGAAGAATGTATAGGCCTCATTTGGCACACACAACCCAATTGTTGCTCTGATTGTGACGATCTTGACGGTCAATTCTTTGAAAAAGGTGAGGAAATAGAGTATCCCAGACACCCTAACTGTTTATGCAGTTTACACATGGCCTACAAATCAGGTCGTAAGATAGTTGGTGATGATTCAGAAGAAGAGGATGCAAGGGATGAAGGTGAAGATGAACGATCACGCAAGTCTACTGGTGATCGACAGATAAGAAAGTCAGATTGGAAGAAGATGAAGTTGAAAGCACAGAAAGAGGCATTAGATAGAGGAGATGAGATAGTAGCAGATTAAGTAGTAGGCTTCATAAAGGTATTTGAAGCTCCTCTGATGGGGCAACGGAATCATTGATTGATAAATTTGCTAAAACTAAATGATTTTTTTAACCCATAACGAGGAGTGTCATCATGAGTATCTCTGCAACAATCACTGCTCTCCAGAGGGCGCAAGTAAGTGCAAATATTGAAGTTCCTGCTGAGCCTATTGGAATTCTTGATGGCTGCAATTTGAAGTTTGATGATAAAGCAGCTGCTTTGAATCAGAACGTGTTAGTGCCCGTTGTGTTGCCTCAGGCTTCTGTCGCTGCAACGAATTCTAACGTACCGCCTACCGGAACGAATCCTACGATCATCAATCAGTCAGTCACAATCACAGATGTTCCTGAACAGAAAGCAATGTTCACGGGTGAACAGCTTCGTTTGCTTGATACTGTTGATAGTCGTGATGAAATTCTGAAACAGTGGCTCGCTCAGGCTCAACGTTCACACAGAAATGAAATGGCTGCTAAAGCTTCTTTACAGCTTCAGTATGCAGGTTCACGAGCTGTTGGTAAAGTCGGTTCCTTGGCTTTCAAATCAGATCTTACTGGTTTGACAAAGGGTCGTAGAGTGCTTGTTGGTAATGGTTGCCCGAAAGGCAACATTCAGGTTGGTGTATCTCTTGATGCTTATCAGAACATGCAAGATCTTAATGTCATTCAGAAAGCACAGGAAGCTGGAAGTGATATGGAGAGACGTACTGGTGTTGTAAAGAGCCAGTTCGGAACTCAGGCTATTCGTGAAGATGCTTTCATTACTGATCATACTGCCGGTGCAGGCACAGGTTATCTTGTTGACAATTCTCCTGGGCCGTATGCTATTGGAACGACAGCTATTCTTCTCAAGAGCGGTACGGTCAATGTCACAGGTATTCAGATCGGTGACGTTATCACTTTTGCTGGTGACCCTAACCAGTATTGTGTGACATATGCACCTGGTCTTTCAACTGCGACAGTGGCTGCACAGTCTGCTTCTAACTTACTTGCAACCGCAGGAACGATCTATATCGGTAATCCTGGCCTGAGACAGACTCTTGCTGATGGTGTTGCACTCACAATCGTTAAGAGCGCAACTACTACATCAGGTGTCACAGGTTATACACCGAGTGCTTATATGTTTGCTCGGCATGCGCTTGTTGGTGTTGTTCGCCCTCCTGTTATGCCACAGCCTAATGCTTTCTATAACTTACTTGATACAGTGACTGACAGCTACGGCTACACATATCTCTTCGGCGAAGCCAATCAGCAGTTCCAGGTAACATGGTTCCTTTGGGTCGCTTACGGCTTCAACGTGACTCAGAGTGAATACGTTGTCCCGATCATAGGCAACTAATCTGGGGATACCCAGGGAGAGAGGAACACTCCTTAAAATCCCATAGGCAGTGGCTACTGGTGCAAGCGGTAGCCACTTCTTCTTAAACACAATTATCTATGTCACCATGCGCTAACCATCATCATAAGGAGCTTAAATATGTTCGCACCAAGAGGCAATAAGGGTGAAAAACCCAAGTTTCATAAGAATGCACCAAAACCGGCAAAAATGGGCAAGTCTCATAAAATGGCACCTGGAGTGAAGAAATAATCAGATTATTTGCAGGACGTAGCGCAAGGGCGGTAGGTTAAGTGCCGCCCTTTTAAACTTTAACAAAAGAGACAAAAATGCCTACACAGTCAAGATGGCTACCAACTACAGTTACTACTAATACGACTGGCTCAGGCTTTTTGACTGTCGCTGATATCACAGACTCAATTGCAATGGACTTTGTTGCAGTTAATGATTCAAGACTTCAAAACTGGCTTGATGATGTAGATGGTGAACTTCTTGCTCTAGCACAAGAACTTGATGTGCCTCTCACTTCTATCACAATGCCACTTCATAAAAAAGTTCTTGAATTTTGCCAATCATATTTTTGTCTTGTAGTCTTTCAGGACGCATTTGGTCGTAATGATATAGCTCAAACAAATCAAGAGACTATTAAACTAAAGCTCGACTGGTATGTCAATCGTGTAGATAAGCTCAAAACTCAAGTAACTAAAGAAATGCTTCTTTATACAAATCAATCACTTATGGCTCAACAAAGAGCTAGAGGTACTGTTTCTATTTTGAGGGCATAATGCTTCGCATAACTTTTGATAGCACACGATTGAAAGAAAAGATTAGTAGATTACAATCTGAGCTCAAGAAGCAAGTCTTGGATGCAGGTAAGAAAGAAGCAGCTGAGATTGTAATAGAAAAAGCAAAAAAGTTATTTGATGAGCGTTATGATACAAATACAGGTGCTGCAAAGGATGCAATAGTTGTAGTGGCAGAAACTACCTATACAATTTCTGTAGGTCTTGATGATGATATTGCACCTTATGCTAAATGGTTGCATGACGGAACTGATGATCATTGGGTAGAACCTACAAATGCTCAAGCACTTCATTGGTCAAACGGCAAAGACTATTTCTCAAAAGGTCACATGGTTTCAGGCATCAAAGAATATAAATTCATTGACAAGGCAATTAAGCAATCTCAAAGTGCAGTTAACAAATGTTTTCAACGTCACTTTGATGAAGCCGTACATAATTCAGGAGCAGATAGATAATGGCAACACCGATTCTTACAAAAATTGCTACTGAAATGGCTACTGAAATAGCTTCTATGACACCAACGGGTGGCTATAATTTAACATGGAACACTGTCAATCAGAGAGATTATGCGCTTCTTCCCTTTCCGAGAGCGGAGATTTATTACTCAGAAGAAGTTAATCAGGATGATGTTAAAGGCATAGGCTCTCGAGACTACACCAATGAAGTAAAATTTGAAGTTCATGTGGCTATTAAGCTCAATGTCTCAAGCAAGAATCCAATCTTTGAAGCAAATGCTCAATATGATTTAG